AGGCATGCACTGGAGGATGTAGTCGGCCATGTCCTGTTCGTGCTGGTCTTTGTTGGATGGTTCGTTGTCCATGCGACTCTTCCAGTCACTCAGACGGTTTTCGAATCGGCTTAAGAAATTCGCCTCCATCTCCTATAAAGCCATGTTAATTTCTGCTTTAACTACCCTTTATGGCCTGTGGAGGAAACTGACCGTGCCCCGCGACTTGTCGGTGGAGCGCGAGTACCTCGAGTACGAGGTTGACCCGTCGATCCAATGCGAGCCGATCGAGGACGCGTTCTGGCGCAAGGAGAGCCGGGACTGGAGCGTCTTGACAAGCCTGTGGGTGGACGTCACTCGTCGACGAAGGGCGTGGGAGATCCCACAGTGCGTCACCCGCACCATCCTCCGAATCAAGTACAACTACGGCGGTCGCGTCTACAAGGTGATCACCAACGACCTCAACTACGAGTGGCCTCCACCGGAGGACGACGAGGGAGAGGTGAAGTTTTCCCTCCCCTTGCAAAACGCGTGGTTGTGTGACGACCTGGGTCGTCCCCTCGTGGACATCACGACGAAGATTCGCAGGTATGCGGGTCCGAACAACGACTTTCACGGTCAGGACGTGCGCCTTCGAGACCTCCTGTACTACGACGAGGACGTCTTGAAGAAGAAATATCCGATACTGAAGGTTAAAAACATCCTTGGGATTACAAAGATGATCGACACCTTGGAGGGGACGACCTTTAGTCTTCGAGGGCCTTAGCCGCCAAGAAGAATCGCACGGTTCCTAGCATGGCGACATCGTATTGTAAGATTAAAAACTTTTGATCCTCTTGCATGATCATGACGTTCGAGCACATCGACGTGCACTTCGTGAACACGTTGAGAAACTTGATGCTGAAGACCCCTTTCGTGTGGCCCGCGACCTCATCCGCGCACTCCACGCACGTCTCTTGGTTGGCGAAGTCCCCTTCGCAATGGAGCTTGAGGACTTTGTCGTACCTCTCGATGAGCAAGTCACTGCCGATGTTGGCCATGTCCCTGACCAACCTCTGCAGATCGGTGCTCGGCATGGTGGTGACACTGGACGTCTGAATCTCCGGAACCGTGATGCGATTATCATTTATGTCCAAGAGTTTCAGTTGGAACGAGCTCTTCGTCTTCTTCGCCTCGCTCTCGATCTCGATGGTCATGTACTCCCGGGATGTGACGCTCAGGCGGAGGATGTCCGCGGTGGACACCGACTTGAGAATCTTCCACGTGTTGGACATGTTGATCCCGCACACGACCGTGCCGTCGCACGTGTACTCCTCAAAGTTTTGGGCGTCCAACTTCATGTCCACGAGACTGGTGCGACTGGTGTCGAGGGTCACCAAGCTCACCCCTGTCTCGTTAAAGATCAAGTTGCAATCGTTAAGCATGTCTTTAAAGCATTCGATCATGGAGCGGACCGCTCCGGACTGGATGGTACATAAGTGCATCATCATTACGGTGATTTCGCCCTGAAGCTTTAAACGTTGTCTTGGTACGGGGTGTCTTTAACCTGTTGGGTGATCTTCTGTTGGAGCTCAGGGGTGATGACCGGTTGGAGGGCCTGGCCGTAACTGTCCAAGTCGAAGATGTCGTCGTTCACCCCCTCCCCGTCCAGGGTCGACATGGCGCACGTCCCGAAATCACACTGCGTGACCTCGGGCGACGGGAGCAGTGAGGTGAGCCACGCCCGGATCTCAGACCCGACGAGGATCTTCCCGTTTTGAGTGAACATTGTGGGCACGTGCGTGACTTTTTGTCGAAAGTGCGCGGGTAAGCCTTGGGTGTTGATGTTGTGGAACTTGACGAGCTGTTGCAACTGCTTGTGCTTTTGCACGAGGGCCAAGATCTGCTTGGAGTGTTCACACTTTGGGCTGTAAATCAGCAACGACATGTCTCTGATATGTGACCAGTTTTGTTGTGAGAAAATTTTGACGCAGTATTATAGCACAGCATGAAGATCAATTGGATCCTCGTCGCCCTCCTCGCGATCGTGGTCTTCGGGATCACCATCCAAAACACCCGCGAAGAGTTCACCTCTTTCAACTTCACCAGGAACACCGAGAAGGAGGTCGTCCTGAACGACCCCGTGGTGGATCTCAGCCAGTACGAGCGCGTCGACGTCGAGATCGGGAACGACTTGATGAGCGAGATGGTCACGAAGACGAACGAAGAGATCTCCAGGCGCGTCAAGGCGTGCACGGCCATCATCGAGACCACCCAGGTGCGCAAGTACACAAACAAGGCGAACGACGTCTACGAGGTGATGTTCATGGCGAGCAAGTTGGGTGGTTTCTCCCACGTCTTCGCCGTCGTCGCCACCTTGGCGGTGAAGAACGACGTGGCGAACGTCTTGGCCTTGCGTTCCCAACCCCTGGGCTTCCACACCCCGGGTGACGTCTCCGCGTACGAGAGCGACGGCACCGGTCGCGAATTCACCGAGTACAAGATGGTGAAGGAGAAGGTGGCTGCGTCTGCCAAGGAATCACAAAAGCTTCCTTAAATGTAAGATGCCCCACCTCTCGGTGCAGGAAGTCGTCCGCATTGACAAGGAGAAAAAGGCCCAGCGGAAGGAACTTTACAAGGTCATCTACGAACAGCTGAGCGCGAAGATACGGAGCGCGGCGGCGATGGGTCAGAAGCAGATATTTCTGCGAGTGCCGGCGTTCCTCATCGGATTCCCGACCTACGACGTCGCCGCGGCGGCGCGGTACATCGCCAGGCAGTTCGACCGAGGCGGGTTCCACGTGCAGCAAGTGAACGAGCGAGACATCTACGTGTCGTGGTCCACCAAAAGCAACCGAAGCCGGTCGCAGACGGTGGATGACGAGGTGGACAAGGTGGTGGACGTCCCGGACCTTCCGGATTTCCTCAATCTGCGCAAGGTGGCGGATCAGTACAGGAAGAAGAAGGGTGCGTGATCCGAGGGATTTTTTAAACACCGACTATCGTACAATGGACAACAGTTTACACGTCTTAGTTGAAGCCCGAAAGGAGTACATGTCTCAGCTCTGCAACATCATGGCGCCGAGCATGATTGAGGTCTTCCAGGCCCTGTTCGAGGAGGCGGTGAAGGAGAGCAAGAATCGCAAGCCTCTCCAGCAGTTCCAAAAGTACCTCAAGGAGGTGCAAGCGTGGAACGAAAACCTCGCTCGCAAGCACGCCGACACCATCACGTCCAGGTGTTCTTGGTTCAACGACCTCTTGGCCGCCGTCTTCGTCGCCCAGACCAAAATTCTGAGCGCGGTGCGTCTCAAGAGCGAGAACAAACGCATCCAGCTTCGCGTCCCGTCCGCGGAGACCTTCATCCAGGCGTGTTACGTCGCGTGTGCCAAGTCTCTCTACATCGATCCCTACATCTTCACGGAGGAAGTGAGCGAATACGACAGGGACTGTCGCCTCACCACGCGTTTCAGCGAGCAGATCGAGGCCACCGTGCGCGAGCTCATCCCCATCCAAGAGATCCTCAAGACGTACATGTCCAGCGCGTCGGAGAAGGACATCAACCTCGAGGACTTCGAAGAAGGTGATGCCCTTGACCCAGAAGAGACGGAGGACGAACCCGCGGAGGAAGAGGAGCCGGAAGCCGTGGAAGAGCCCGTGGCACCCGAGGAGCCGATGGCGGGCGACGCCCCGGAATCCGAGGAACCTGACGAGATGGCGCTCCCGACCGAGGAGGCCCCCAGCGCCCCGGTGGACGCGGCGACCCCGGCGACCCCGGCGACCCCGGGCGTCTTCGAGAATGAGTTCCGCACGGTGCCCAACGTCCCCATTCCCCAGGCGTCACCGGCGGTGGCTGCGCAAACCGAGGACGACGACGAGGACACCTTCTTCGCGGACGCCCCGGAACGTCGCGTAAAAAAACCTATGTACTAGTTAGAGTAAATGGCGGAATTCGAGGAGTACCTCCGCGATCCGATGTCAGCCGGCCTCTTCGCCGCTGTGTGCACGGCGGCCTACATCCACATCAAGGCGAAAGTCAACAACGAGGGTCAGCAACCCCTCAACGCGTACGCCAAGCCGGCGATGTTGAACTTCCTTATGGTGTACTTCATCGTCAGTAACGGACTCGGTGTTAAGGAGACCATCAGCACGGAACCCTTCTAAATTAAACTTAAAGATTGTGACATAGTATATCACACAATGGCGTCCGTCAGCGCATTCTGTGACATGCTCGGCCAGTTCCTCACGGAACTCGGCAAGTGTTGGCCCGAAGAGCAGGGAATCAAAAAGTTCGCGACACAGTTCGAACTCCTTCGCTCGACCGCGCCACGGACGGTGGTGGACTTGTTCATGAAGTCTATCACCCCGTACGTTGATCACATCAGCGCCAGGGACGAGTCCTTCCTCCTCGAACAGGACATCGATTTCCTCAAGGACTTGAACATCAAGAAGAACTGGGCGAAGACGTCCGACAAGACCAAGGGTGCGATCTGGCAATACCTCCAGACCCTCCACCTCCTCGGGATGACGATCAGCGCCGTCCCGCAAGAGACCTTGTCTGCGATTGAGAACATCGCCAAAGACTGCGCTGACAAGATGGAGCAGGACGGTGGTGGCCTCGACGAAGCCGCCCTTATGAAGTCCATGACCTCGATGCTTGGTGGCCTGCTCAATAATAAAATGTAGACTGATTGTAACATTCATGACCACTTGGTTTGAGGATCCGAAGCAGCTCATCAGAGCCGATCGCATCACTGAATTTTGGCCCAACTCGTCGCAGACTCCTGTCGAGCGCATCAACAGCGCCAGTAGGTTCATCCTCTACTGCTCGGCAGGTCTGTACCTCATTAGACGCGACCTTCGCATTTTCGTCCTCGCGGCCACGGTCCTCGGTGTCTTGTACTTGATGCACACCAGTGACATGGTCAAGCCGGCGTACGGTCGCCCGGCGCACGTGGAGGACGGGCACGACGACGTGCAGCTCCCGACCAAGGACAACCCGATGGGGAACGTCCTCATGACGGACTACACCGACCGCCCGAACCGACCCAGTGCGGCGTGGTATCCGAGCGTCAAGCCAATGGTGAACTCTTACATGGACAACACCTTCCGCTTCGGTCCGGCCCGGTCGCGCACCGCCCTTCCGGAGTATCGAAAGCGTCACGCGGCTCGACAGTTCGTCTCCGTCCCGGTCACTAGTATTCCAGGCGACACCGTCGGGTTCGCCGAGTGGTGTTACGGTAAGAAGAACGGGCCGTCGTGCCGCGGGGGTGATGCCGAGTTGTGCTCACCGAACATGCGTGGTGTGCAACTGGAAGCCTTCGGTGGCTTGAACGACGCCAGCGACAGGCGCTAGGAAAAATATCTTCAATTATTACAGACCACATAATGGCGTATCAATTACAACCGGGACTGTCTTTGTCTTTGGATGCCGACACTAAGCCCGAACACAAGGCGGATGATTTTGTCTTCGAGTACCCGAAACCGAGTTCGTTGAACTGCGGTGACTGCCGACCGAGCACGGAGGTGTGGGGCACTGCGCCTTACAAGGCCCAAGGCGGTGCACCCGCGCACTTGATCGACGTCTCCGACTCGCTCCGACCCCAAGCGACGACGTCTTTCAACAAGAAGGTCGTCCTCCCGTACGAGCGCAACCTCTACCCGCTCGTGGACACCACGTGCAAGCTCCCGCTCCGCGTGGCGAGCGACCCGACGAGCTCTCGATCGGAGCTCCAAAACAATCTCTTCTTCGAGCGTTACGGGGCCCCGAAGTAAAATTTATTTGTGACCCTAGTAGTAGTAATAATGGCAGACCCGTTGTCCATCATGGCTATCGCGGGCCTTGTCTTCGCAGGCAAGCGGCTCGCCAAGGAACCGGAGGTCGAGAAGGAAGAGCAAGTCTCCTACAGCCCACCGCTTCTCGATGAACCAGAGGACGAAGAGGCGTACGATGATTTCGATGAGAGGCTTCCCTTCATCGAAAGCAGGAAGCGCGAAGTCGAGAGCTTCGCGGTCATCGCACCTCAGCAGCGTTCATCAGGTACTGAGATTCTCAATATGAGGAACCGAGTGTACGACCAAGGCATCATGAACAATGTCAGTAGCGTAGAAAAGGTCCAAGTCGGCCCGGGTCTCGGCGTCGGCCCGGACGTCGTCGCCACGGGTGGCTTCCAGCAGCCGGACTTCCGTGTCTATCCCGTGAACACGGGCGAGTACAGACTCACCCAGCTCCCAGGTCGCATCAACGCGGGTGGAGACGTCTTGGGTGGTCGCCGCGTGAACGAACAACAGATCGGACACAACCGACCGGAGAAGACGGCCTTCTTGCCCGAACGCCTGCCCCTCGCCGGGGGACGGGCCCAAGGGTTCTCCGGACTTGCGCCGCGCGCAGAACACGAGCGATCCAAGAAGATCAACCCGCGCGCGCAGACCGGCCTGCGGAACGACGGTTTGGACAAGGCCCCGGCCAAGCGTTTCATCCCGGCCGCGACGCCCTACCAGAACCCGACGCGTTTCAAGACGGACGCCAACAGCCAGCGCATCAACGGTGCGGCTCCGGGCGTGAGCAACTTCCACGGCGCCTACGTGAACAGCGCCGCGGTCAGCGCGATGCAGGATCGATCCAACGAAAACCTCATGCGCCACGGTTTCAGGCCGGAGGACAGGCGCGAGAAGCAGGGTCGTTTCTCAGGTGCGGGTAGGATGAACGTGCGCGAGGGACCGCTCAAGGCGGGTGGTGCGCTCACGACGGTTCGGTTGGACCAGAGCCGCGTGGACGGACGCTTCAACGCGGCCGAACCGGGTGGACGCTTCCAGAACGTCAAGAACGCCGATTATCACAAGTTCAACGCGTTCAAGGGGATGGAGGACCCGAGGTCGAGGAACTTGGACATCGCCAAGAACCAACTCTCCCAAAACCCGTTCAATCACAACCTTTCCACGGTGGCCTAAACCACCCACACCCATCATGGGGAAAACTCCTCATTAGAATTTTCTATCGTGATTCTAATGGGAAGTGTGTACTACCTAGACATCGACAGTGGTGAGAGGGACACCTCGGAGTGGCCGTTGGCCAACTGTTACGTCGTCGACTTGAAGACCCCTATTTACGACGTCACCGGGTTGGAGATCGTGTCCGCGCGCGTGCCGACGTCCCAATCCGCCATCCACGACAACAACAGTCGCTTCAGCGTGGAAATCTTGGGCTCAGCCACCGACGCCGGTGTGCACACCGTGGACATCACCTCGAGGGAGATCAACAGCGGTTCGTCCCTGGCCACGAAAATACAGGACGCCCTGACAGCGGCCGGGATCGTCACCATAGACAGCGTGAGTTTTCTATCCACCCGGTCGAGCCTTGTGTTTCAAAACACCGCGACCTCGAACGATTTCACCCTCCTCTTCAAGTCTGGTGTCGACGGTTGGGACAGCAACGTGTCCGGTAGGACCTGCCCCAACCAAGTGCTCGGGTTCACCGCGTCCGACGTCACGTCACAGAACGGTCGATTGGACTTGGAGGGTAAGGTGGATTACGAGTGCGGACCGAAGACGTACGTCGTCAGGGTGAGCTCGGGCGCCGTCGACTTCACCCAAGACGTCTTCACGAACACACCCTTCTACACTGGCACGTTCATGTCCACGGGGGTGATCGATAACCAGTACATCACGCTGTCCGGGACGGACGACGCCGTCACGCACGATTTCAAACTCGGGTCACACAAAGAGATCTCCCAGCTCCGCGTGGAGTTCTTTTACAAGGAGAACAACAAGCTCATCCCGATCGATTTCAGGGGCAGGGATCACGCCTTGAAGCTGAAAATCACCGGGAACACGGACAAGCTCGCCGGGACGTCGCGAGAGGTCGAGCACGATTTGGACTTACCGCCACCAATAGACCTGCCCGAGAAGGAGGTGCACGTCTATGAATGGAAAAAGTATGTTCCGATTGCTTTTGTGTTACTGATGGGAATGCTCCTCATCTGGTCGATTAGCGGCTGATGGCGTAGATCGGGCGCTCCGGGCGCTTGACACGCTTGCTCAAAGAGGCGACGACCAAGTAGACGAGGACACTGAGGAGCGTCGTCATCAAAGCGGTGAGCGTGTACTGGATGCCCGTGTTGCGGGAACCCTTGATGACGCGAGAGATCACCCATCGGCTGACATCCATCCACGACATGGCAGCGGCGAAGGAGAAGCCGGCAACCAAAGAGTTGAGGGATTGGCCTTCGAGCTCCTGGGTCACGATGCGAATTTGTTCGGACGTGGACATGGTTGTTTTATATATACAAAGTGAGAAAAAAGTTTACTCTGGAACAAGTTCCTCAACCTGACAAATCTTTTTGTACTTTTGCGGTTTGAGGGATTTATTGGTGCTCCTGGAGAAGACGTGCTGGACGACGTCGTCGTCGTCATCCTCCTCATCGCTTGAGGACGACGAATCGCTCTCAACCACTTTGAAGGTTGTAGAGCATTCGATGACGTTCCACCCCTCCGGGTCTTCTTCATTCGACCACGAAGTGCTCATTACTGTCAATGGCAGATTTTAAGAGTTGCTCTGCTGGCGAATACGGTTCCCACTCATCCCACGTGTCCACCGATTCATTCACCTTAAGGAAAGCTTCGTCGTCGCCGTCGTATCGGGTGAAAGCACCTTCCTCCTCTTCGACGATCTCCACGTCGTCCTCATCGAAGTCCTCGTCGTCGTCCTCGTCGTCGTTCTCGTCGAAGTCCTCGCCCTGGAAGATTGAACCCACGTGGTTGCCCACGGTGTTCCTAGCGCAATACTTGAGAGCGTACTCAAAGTCTTGCGCAGTCATGTACGAACGACCGCACGCGTTGCTGTATTTGCTCGCCAGGATGAAACTGGTCTCTAAAACTGGGGTGATGATGTCAATGGCTGCCTGTTCCATCCTTCTTAAGAGTTGTCCGTGAAAATAGTTCTCGCGTGATTCCCCTCCACACGAAGGATGTTGTGACTCAACGCCAACACGCGAAGCTCTCTGTTGTAGTTTGACGTGTTCAGTTTCACGTCGAGGATCTGGTCTTTATAGCGATCCATATTTAAGGACCCACTTGGGTAGGCCCCGTTCTCGGGTTCGAGGGCGAATGCGTAACTGTAAAACCTCCTTATGATTTGTGACTTGGAGTGATGCAACGAACTCTGTGCCGACTTTAAGAACAACCACCGACCCGTCTTCTCGTTAAGGATCTTTTCCCCGTCGAACGTCAACTCCAGGTGTTCGAGGTGTTCGTACAACAACAGACGTCCGTCGGGTGAGAGTCGGCCGTATTGGGTGGACGGATCCACGGTGATGTTGTCGTAATCCAACGGACTGCAAAACTCTTGCTCCTGGTCGAGGTCGTCACGCTGGACGAAGAAATACAACTCCGACACCGGGTGACGAAGGTCCATGAAGAAGCGCTTGCTGAGCTCCCCTGAGCGAATGGTAAACTTTTGCTCTTGTGTTTGGGTGATCACGTAATCGAGTGTGAGCGATTGCAAACGGGTGACCTCCGCGGGTTCGAGGTAGACCATCTCCGCGGCGAGGACCAACTCCTTTATGGACGGCTTTATGGTCAGGTCGGGTCGGGTGGCGTCGATGGATTGGTAGTTGCACACCAACGGTCGGTAATCCCTCAGTTTCATCTCCACCTCGACCTCTTGCGTTCGCATCGCACACAGAGGCACGGCCAAGGACTCCGCTTGGGAGAACCAGAAGGGTAAGTCGACGTAGTACTCAAAATCCGTGTTCAGGGCGGCGTTCCCCAAGTGGTAGAGGATTCTCTTAGACCCGACCCTGTCGGCGGCACTTCTTATGGGGTACTTGCCCACCAGTTTCTCTAAGGCCCTCTGCTGACTTTGGGTCGTCCTGTGTTCGGCGTACACGCACCCGAGGTAGTCCGTGTTCAGGCGCTGGACCACCGTACCCCCTATGATGAAGTCCACGTACTCGAACAGACAGTGACCGATGCTCTCGATCCACCCGTTCAGACCCTCCAACCCGGGAAGGACCACGCGAACGCTGAGGTACCTGATCAAGTCACCGCTGTTGGCGGGGATGGTGAATCGCACGGTCTTTCCAAAGTCGGGCGTGTCGTTGTCGGCTTCAATCTCCAAGGTCTCCGAGGCGAAGTGCCCCGCAGCCTTGAAGCGCTCATTGAAGAAACTCAACTCTGGTTTCTGTGTGAAGAAACGGTCGCTCTTGGACTGTGCTTCGAGTTGAATCCTTCCAGCCATCTACTATGTACGCCCTAAAATTTTAAACCGGCGACACCGCCGAAGACGGTCAAGACGTTCATCGTCGTCACGTACACCCGTGTCTTGTTGTCGTAGTTTGCGTTCTGTGGTGTGATCTCCACTGTCAATAACTTGTGCCTGATTCTCGAAAAGTTCACTGCTCCGCTGTAGTGGTAGGACGTCGGATCGTTCGCCCAACTGTACATGGCGAACTCGGAGTTCAGGGTCACCGGTTCGTTCGAGAGGGTGTTGGGGTTCACCGTGCTCGTCTCCAGGACCCTCGGGCAATTCACCCGCTTTCTAAGGGCGTGGACGTAGGTGAGGTACTTCGTGCCGTAATCGAAGGCCACCGCGCCGTTGAGCTCCAACCGGAGGCGCTTGATGGTGTTGAAGTTGATCGGAATGTTCCACTCCACGTCCCTGTCGTTCTGGGAAACCACGTACATTTCCCTGACCGGGCCGTCGAAGTTCAACATCACGCTCTTTTTGTTCTCCCCCTGCTTCATCTTGAACTCGCTCATGTGCAAGGTCTGAATGACGTAATTCATCGGTCGAGTCATCATGTACGCCTTCTCTTGATCGGTGATGAATCCCATCTCGCAGTTCAGTGAAAGGTTTTGAATCCTCGCCGACAGGTCGAGGTTAGTGGGGTACCCGGCGTAGATCATCTGCTCCAGGGGTCTGATTTTCAACCGAACGCTCACTCGCTGTTTCGTGAGGGCAAAGTTGGGAATGCTCAGCGCCGGGTTCTTGTCGAAGAAGAATGGAAGGTCCAGGTAGTAGGTGTAGTACCCGTCGGAGTACCTCAGGAACTGCCCCATGCCGTTCAAGAAATACTGAGTCTGCTCCACGTCGTCGTTCGTGCTCGAGAGTTGTTGTTGCATGTAGATCCACTCCCCGCGTATGCGAGAGATGGTCTGCTGGCCGATGACCAAGTCGCAGTACTCGATCATGTGTGTGCACACGGACGGTGGGTAAAAGTTGTCGTTCACGGTGGATTGTCCACTGTACGGGTAGTCCGGGGTGGGATCCCACAAGGAGATTCGAAGGGTCATCTTGCGGATCATATCCCCTGAAGAGTTTGGTATCTGGACGGTGACTTCCTTCCCCCAATCGATCGTGCCGTCGAAGGTGTGTTCCTTCTGTTCCACTGAAAATTTCGTGTGACGCTTGAACCGGGTGAGGAAGTGACTGTAGACGGGTGACTTGGTGAGCCACTCATCAATCTTGCCGGTGGCGGCTAACGTGAGCCGTCCAGACATCTGTAATAAAACGCCGAAAATTTTACGAAAAAAAACACAATGCCTATTTCAGGTTGACATGAATCTCCAGCTCAGGAAGTTCCGCCCAGAGACCATGTCCAGCGACCGCGTGTGCATCTTCATCGGGAAACGCAACACAGGAAAGTCCACGCTCATTAAGGACATCATGTACTATCACCGACACATCGGTGCGGGTATCGTGTGTTCGGGGACTGAGGAAGGAAACCACTTTTACGAAAACTTCGTCGCTCCCATCTGCATCTACGGTGACTACGACAAGGAAGCCATCGAGCGGGTGATGGCTCGCCAGCGCAAGCTCATCCACAAAGGCCACGATTCACCAGCCTTCATGCTTTTAGATGATTGCATGTACGATAACAAATTCCTTAAAGACACCGTGATCAGGCAGTGCTTTATGAATGGTCGACACTGGAAGATTCTATTCATGCTGAGCCTGCAGTACTCCATGGATCTCCCCCCCGCCCTTCGCGCGAATGCGGACTACATTTTCGTCCTCCGGGAAAACATCACCCAAAACCGCGAGCGTCTCTACAAGAATTTTTTTGGAATTTTTCCAACATTTCAGTCATTCAATGCCGTGATGGATGCGTGCACGGAAAATTACGAATGTCTCGTGCTCGACAACACTGTGAAATCTAACCGGATACAAGATTGTGTGTTTTGGTATAAAGCCGCCCTTAGGAAAAACTTCAGGGTGGGCTCACCAGCCCTTTGGCGGATGAACAAGAAGCTGTACAATCCGAAATATTACGAGGCGAACGAAAAGGAGGACAAGGCTGCGGCGAAGAAACGAACGGGAGGAGTCACCGTGACGAAACGTTCGTGATGCGTCCTCAGACGATATAAAAAACCAGAGCTAGAACCAGAAGATGTCGACGGATATTAGTGCAGTCAATCTCGCGGACGACGGTTCGTCGTACGTCCCACTCTCCCAACCAGCGCCACCACCCCCACCACCTCAGCAACAAGACGAACGCGCCTCCACCACGGCGTTCGTCTCGCAGGAAAAAAATATTGCCATCCAGCAGAATACTACGAAGATGGACAGCACCCCGATCGCTGACGTGATGGACATGGGCGCCGGGATGGGCGCCGGTGGCGAATACGCCTCCATGGAACCGCCGATGATGGCCGACCAAGGTGGACGAATGCAGTCCCTTATGCACCAAGCCCCGCAACACGCGATGGGTCCGCAGATGATGCCCGCCCAACAGCAACAAGCAGCCCCGGCGTCGAAGAATCCGATGAATCTCACGGACGATCAAATGATCGCCCTTTTGGCCGGCGTGTGCGCGACCATCGCCGTGAGCAAGGGCGTGCAAGAGAAGATGGCGACATCTATTCCCAAGTTCCTCACAGAACAGGGCGGTCGCTCCACGGTCGGCGTCGTCTCCACCGGTCTCTTCGCCGCGGTGTGCTTCTATTTCCTTAAGAACTACGTCGTCAAGGCGTGAATGTAAAATGCACCCACCCCACGGACTCGCTTAAAGTTTTCCAATGAAAGCTTTCCATGGCTGACAGTACGTGTGATGTGTGTTGTGAACCCCACAACAAAACCTTTCGCGTCCCGGTGAAATGCGGGTTCTGCGATCTGCTCACGTGTCGCAAATGTGCGCAGACGTACTTGCTCTCGATCATGGCCGATTCCCAGTGCATGGGGTGCCACCACGCGTGGGATCGAGAGTTTGTCGACTCGTGGTGCAGCAAAGCGTTCCGATCGACCGAGTACAGGAAGCACCGGGAGACCGTTCTGTTCGAGCGCGAGAAGGCTCGTCTCGGAGAGACCCAACTCGACATCGAGAACATGAACAGGATTAACAAACTCCTCGAGGGTCTGTACGAAAAGCAAGATCTACTGTTCGAACTCTACGCCCAGTACAACATACTCCACGTTCCACACTTTAGACGGGTGCAGCTCATAGAGACCGAGTTCGCCAACACCCCACTCGGGGAAGTCTTCAGGGACGTCGGGGAAACCTTGGACGAGATCAGACGCCTTCGGAGAGACGGACCAGACCTCACCAAGACCGACCAGTTCACCCACCCGTGCCCAGCGAGCGAGTGCAAGGGCCAACTGAACGACGACTGGTTCTGCACCCTGTGTTCGACGCAGTACTGCGACAAGTGCATGGGCTTGGCGAGCGATGATCACGAGTGCGACCCAGAGAACGTGAAGACGATGGCCCTCCTGAACAAGGAGACTCGACCGTGTCCGGGGTGTGGGTGGCGCGTGCAGCGCACGGAGGGGTGCTCGCAGATGTGGTGCACCAACCCGTCGTGTCACACCGCGTGGGACTGGCGCACGGGGGCGGTGGATAGGACTGGTCGCATCCACAACCCACACTTCATCGCCTTCAAGAACGCGGGCGGGCAGACGCGATCGAGGGAACACGGGGACATACCATGTGGTGGGATCCCCACGTACAGGGAACTTCGTTCCATACCCGCGGACATACGACTGTTGGCGTTCCGCCTGCAGCTGTCTGACTTCGAGTACCAGCTGCAGTGGAGGTACGACATGACCACCGACTATAATCGAGAACTCGTGGATAACAGACGGCTGAGGATGTCCTACCTCCTTAACCACTTGGACGAGGACAAGTTCAAGCGCGAGCTTCAAAGGAGGGACAAGTACGTGAACAAGTGTCGTGACATATCATTCATCATTCGAATGTGCACGGACACCGGCGGGGACATGCTGCGACAGTACATCGTCGAAGCCGAGAATAGGAAAGAGATTGTAGAGAACATCGTGAAGTTGATCGATTACACGAATGGGGAGATACAGAAGATATGGACACGGTACAACTGCGTGACCCCTAGGATGCTAGAGCAATTGTAAAAAAATTCTGTGTCCAAAATAGACGATGCTCAACTACCTCCTCCTCGCCCAGATCATTTTCATCTTTTTGCTCATCCCGAGGTACGTCGAACCTGTCGTCATCGAGGACTTGGTCACGGACCGCGAGTGCGATCACATCCTCGCGCAGGCGGATAAAAAGTTCAAGCCGTCCACGGTGGCCCAAAACAAGATCCTCGACCACAAGACCCGACAAAGTCAAACCGCGTGGTTGGACCCTCGGACGGACGACGTGATCAAGCGCGTCATGTCGAAGTGTCTCAAGTACGTGGATCGACCGATCCAAAACGTGGAGATGTTGAGCGTGCTCAAGTACACACCCGGTGGGTTTTACAAACCACACCAAGACGCGTTCGAAGGGGACAACAACCACCGGATGTACACTTTCATCATCGGATTGAACGATGAGAGTGAATATGAAGGTGGTTCCACCCACTTCCCCCGTCTCGATAAGAAATACCGACTCAAGAAAGGCGACGTCCTCTTTTTTCACAACCTCGACAACTACGAATTGGTGTGTGGGAAATCCTTACACTGTGGGGAACCCGTCACCAAGGGCACAAAGTACATCGCCAACGTGTGGGTCAGGAAGTATCCGTACTGATCCTGTCCCTCGCCGCGCGAAAGATGTCCTCGTTCGCCTCCACGCCGTGGAACAGGCGACCAGTCCTCGCGCACGCCACACCACACGTGCCCGAACCCATGCAACTGTCCAACACCGTGTCCCCCTCGTTGCTGAAGGTCTTCACCAGATACTCCACCAACGCCAACGGTTTTTGTGTCGCGTGCACGGTCTTGGCCTCGTTCGGGAACTCCAAGATGCTTCGAGGGTAGTTCGTGGTCGTCTGTATATATTTGTCTTGGGGTTTCCTCCGCTGGCGGTGTTCCGAGGCACCCGTCTTCCCGTGACACACACGGTGACAAGACACTGTCCCTTGGGGGTTGTACGTCATCGGGTTTTTGGCGTTCGCGGCGGTCCCACCCCGGGTGAAGACGAGGATGTCCTCGTGTTCGCACAGGAACCGGTACGGGGCTTGGGCGAAATTGCCTGGTTTCGATTTCTTCCAAACCAAAGCGTACTTGAACATATCCATCTTCGATTGCACCAATCGGGAGGTGAAGGGTTGTTGGGCGAAAAGGACCACCGTGCCGTACGGCTTGAGCACGCGCTCGTAGTGTTCCCACAATACGTCGAGATCGATCGGGGTGTCCCACTTACATTCGGTGAGACCGTAAGGGAGGTCCGTGCATATGAGGTCGACTGAGTGGTCGGGGACGTGAGCCAACTCCACAAGGCAATCACCGTGGATGAGCATCTGTCATGGCGTTACAAGTTTTTACACTAAAACAATCGCACACTCCGTGGGGGTCATCGATGGAATCGCGTAGTTGTACATGTAGTACGACGGTCCTTCGGAGGTATGGATGAACTTGAGACGTCGAAGGGTGTCCTCACCGACTCGAACGTTCAAGGTCAGGAACACCTCAAACTTGAGGTTGTTGGCCAAGATGATGGCGTCGTCCCACGCGTTGATGATTTGGTACGCGTACGCTGTGCGCACGGACGCGTTTGTGTGGATGTTCCTGTTGAGGACTTCGTAAAAGGAGACCAACTTGTCCTCGTCGTCGTCGATGAAAGTGTGCATCTCCAACATCCGCCGGACGTACGATTCCGTCGCGACGGGCGCGACCTCGTGACCGGCAAAGTACCGGTTGAGGATGTCCATCATCCGTGGGATATCGTCCTCGGTCGCCCTTCGAAGCATGGATCGACCGGACACTTTGAACACGTTTGAATTTTTACGATCACTCTTGTAGTACCCGACCCTCTCCAACGCTTTCACGTCTAGCGGGCGCTGCCAAGACGTGGTCTTCGCGAACGGTTTGACGTTTCTGAGATTTCCCTCGGACGTCGCGACGGCTTGGAAGATGCCGTGGGTGTACGCCTTTCTGGCCAACTCACGGATGAGAAGGGGCGACAGGCCGAGGTGTCTGTGTTTGCTGTGCACACACAAGAGGTCGGACTCCAAACACTTGAATTCCTCTTCCCCACACCTCTGACGAAACGGCCACCCGGAGATGAATCCGACAAGCTTGCCGGTCTCGTCCTTTATGCCAGTGTTCCATTCGGGGTTTTTGTGTAGGGCCCACTTGAGCGTGGACACCGGGTAGTCCAAACGCCACTCGTCCCCGACGTAGCTGTGGTGGAGGAGATTTCTGATTTGGTGGACATCAAACGTCGTGGTCCACTCATACCCAGGTGGCAGAGGGATGGGAGTGTGCACAACCTCGAAGTCTTTCTTTAAAACGCCTCGGGAATCACCGTCTCCTCTATGGACGGGTTGGGTCGACCAGAACGACGACATTGGTATTCTATGAACCTAGGGTGCATTTCTTTTAAGCTTAAAGATTTCCCATGAATGTCTAATATAATGGCGTCCCCAGTTGAGCTCGAACCCGACTATGTCACCGTTCCCGGTCAAAACTTCTGTGTCATCTCCTTCGTCGGTCCAGACATGCCGCAGAGGTGTGACCAGGTAGGCTTCAAGATCAGGGGCTGCTTCGCCACCAAGGACGAGGCGGCTAGCCACGCGAAGAGGCTTCAGAAGGATGACGCGACCTTCGACATCTGGGTCATGGACATGTACCGCTGGTGCCTGCCGCCGAGCAAGGAAGTCATGGAGAACGTCGACACCCACTACGCGGACGACCGCCTTGAGGAGTTGATCTCATCTTATAAAGAGAATCAAGCTCAAGCCGCTCGCATGTTCGAAGAGCGCAAGAGGGACATGTCTAAGAAGGCCGACGGTAACTACCTCAAGGCGTCGGACGAGAACAGCGTGTACTACACCAAGGAGGATGAGGCCCCGATCCGACACCCGTCGGAGGTGATTGAGGAACTCAAGAAGACCCGAGGCGAGGACACGCCGATGGAGGACCTCATCAAAGAAGCTGACGAGATCATCAAAGCTGAGATCGAGGAGCGCCGCATCGCGCGTGAGAAGAAGGAGGCCGAGGCCGAGGCCAAGGCCGAACCCGAAGCCAAGGCTGAAGAATAATTTATCTTAATCTTGTAATAATGAGCGTCGCGAGTGTCGTTCTAAACATCGTCACCATAGTGATCGTTTTCGTCGCGTTGTTTTATCACGGTGAGAAACTCGAGTTGCCAACCAGGAAGGCGTCTGACTCCGCGACGGATGTCTTGGAGGCGAACAGGACCGACCCACTCGTGGTGGGGAGGGCCTATTTCGACGAGAGTAAGGTTGGTAACATCGGTAAGTTCACGGCGTATGATCCGGTTCCGGAGACACATTGGATGTATGGATATGAGATTACGAATACCTAAGCAGTATGGGCTGTGTTTTACCAGCCGTGCCTATGAAGAATCCCAATATGAACGCGACCGCGACGACGATGTACGTGGTCTTGTTCAGTTGGGTTAGATCGAAGCCACCTCCCGTGATGGGCGGATTGGGTGGTGGAGCGTAAACCATTTGAGGTGGTGGCTGCATGTAAAACTCCTCATTCGGGACCTGGTACTGGTGCTGCTGCTGCTCCTCCGGGGACGAGACGGGGTGGGTGTTTTGGTGGTGAAAATCTATGGGTTCGCCGATGTCGGTTTCCATCCTAATTACAATATTAGAGTTTGCTTTAAGCATCTTCTTCCTCTTCGTCGTAATCGTCCTCGTCATCGTCCTCTTCATCTTCACTCTCTTCGTAGTCCTCGTCTTCATCGCTGGCCATTTCCTCGTCGTCGATGAAGTCCTTCAAGTTCCCATCCTCGTCGGCATCTATCGCATCGTCATCACCCTCATCCTCGTCATCTGACGTGTACTCCTCCTCCGTCTCGATGTCGCTGTCGAAATCATCCGAGTGTTCCCCGTCAGAAAAGTCGTCGATGACTTCCTCGTCCGGCACGTAGATGGCTTCGGGTTTCTTGATGGTTCGGCCGCTTCGAGTTCTCGTGATCGCCATGGTTGGTTCCTTGCACTATCAATGGACTAATCGTTTAAGTACCTTGGGAAGAATCGTATATTTTGCCTTATAGCCTCTCGAAGGATGGTTTCCTCCATGTGTTTGCCTATTTTTTTGGAGATGGCGTCGATGTCATCACTTATGCCGTAGTGGTTATAACAAGGGAGGGTTTGGAGGTTGTCTAGGGCGGTATAAAGGTGCCACGCCGCGGAGTCCACGTTCCCGGTGTTCAAGTGGCTCGTGCACGAGTCCAAGTTCTCGAGGAACTTCCTGTATTCCTCTGGGTTGGCTCCGGAGAATGCGTGCGCTTCCTTCACGTGATCGGCGAGGATGGTGTCTCCGGTGATGGTGGGTTCGCTCGACGTGGCCACGATGTACAACACACAAGCCGCGGCCGCGACGAACACGGTCGTCATCTACGTTTGGTGTTTATTTTTTTTTCAACCGCCGGTACAAGAGAGGTGGGATCCTGTACTGGTCCCCTCCGCCAGTCTTCGGGCCGCACACTTCACCGTTGATGACGAACTGCCCGACGTTCGTGGTCACCACGTGTTTCGTCTTTCCCTTGTTGCTCGTGATTTTCATGACACACGTCTTCTCGTGATCCTTGAAGCGTTTCCTTATAAAATCCTGGATGTCCGTCTTTAGGGACTCATCCACCGCGGGTGCATCGGACGATCCAACACCCAAGGTTGGCGGTTTGGGTGACGCCGGTCGCTCTTCGTTCTCGTACAACAACTTCACCAAACTTTCCGGCATCCTGTGATGCTCCCCGGAGAAATCCTTACAGAACCCATCCTTCCTCCCAGCCAAGGTCTCGCACGTGCAGTGACACCGTTGGTAGACCACGTCCCCTATGCACATAAAGTACACATGATTGCTCCCGTGTCCGCGACCGAGGTTCTCGCAGTATTTTGAATTTGTGGTGGCGATGATAGTCTTCTTCAGACGGAACACCTTAAGGATGTTGGCGTTCCCTTGCCCAGGGAGGTGGGCCTGCACGAATCTCTCCAACCCCTGCACAGCCTCGCTGCTCTCCACCTCGTCCTTGACGACCAGTCCACCGAACGCGTTTTCCCTATCCAAGGGTGTCGGACTCTCCACCTTTGTGAAATCTTCACGTGACGTCCGAACGGTGGCCATCCAAAGGACGTCCACGCTCGGTGTCGGGTCCACCTTATTGACCAAGTGGAACACCGGACCCATCTTGTATATGAAGAGGGGGAGGTAGGGCATCTGGTTCACCCGACCGTTGATACACCCCCCGCACCCGGCGCCACCGCACGCCAAGTGCTTCTCCCGCTTGGACGACCACGGCATGCGAAAGCCCGAACCCTTGGTGCGACCGAGGGACCCGTACACGGCGACGTCGACGACGTTGTTCCAATCGACCACCCCACCGTACTCCGTGTAGAGGGCGACGAGGGCGTGCTCCCTGAGAGCCAAGGCGCTCTCCTGGTTGACTACGAAGTCGGGAAAGTTGAGGTGGATGCCCGTCTTGATGAGTCCACCCCCGACCTCCTTGGGTGGGGCCACGCACACGAGGCAGTCCTTGGCCCCGTACCGAGCCAGCTTCTTGACGATCGTCCCGGAGAAGGCCTGAATCTCCTCCACCGTCAAGGCCTTCTCAGCCTTGTAGTCGAGATCCATGAAAAAGTTATAGGTTGGGGTGGTCTTTTGTTCGACGACGAAGACCTCTTCTCCGGCGAGCACGGACTCGCACATCTTTTCGTACATCTCGTGCACTGCTTTTTCGGACGGGACACTCAGGACGCCACCGTCCATGAGTACGTGCGAAAGAGCGCGCGCGTGCATAAAGCCATTCTGTTGACACCACTGACGAAACATCACCACTCCTGGTCTTCAAATCGCATTTCCCCTCTAAACCAGCGCGTGGTACTGACGTCTGGGTAATCGACCGGGGTGCTGTATTCCTTCTTTAAGACGAGGAGTTCATAAACGGTCTTGTCTTTAAGGTCCTCCGCCTGCTTGTCCGCCTCTTCTTCTGTGAGTTGTCGATTGCGTATGAGAAGATCTTTGATTTGCATTAAAATGTACGCTTTCGATTTCATCTATTCATGCTGAATTTTTTTCTAACGGTCGAACTCACACACGCCTCGAATTCGGGGTTGTCTATCACGTGATTGGTGATCAAGTCCCACCTCTTCGTTCTGGCCGTGTACTCACCCAAGGTGTCCCACGACATGAAATCGTTCTCGTCCCATGTGCGTTTGACACCCGGCTCTTTATTGATTTTTTTAAGATTCATCTTGTTTTTCTCGTCCACGAAGCGCCTGATCTGTCGCTCCTGTTCATCCCTCGAGTAATTCACGAAGAATACGAAAACGTGGTACACCAACTCCGTCGTCGGTCCGTCTGGCACACAGAACACATAGTCCGTGTATTCCCCGCTCGTCAGGGACACCACACCCCGCGTCTCCTCCTCCAACTCCCTAAGGGCCGTCCTTATGGGAGTGAAAACTTCTCTCCTCCTGCACCCGCCGGTGACGAAGATCCAATCCTTGAATCGTCGATCCCTGACGGTCAAAAACCTCGGTTGTTCGTCAGCGAGCGACACGACAATGCTTATCGCTTTGTATTTTTTCATTGTGCATTTCACAATTCCTGATATCTGCGGACTTTTAATTTTCAGTTGAGTTCCGCGCCACCGGCACTGGTTCTTCTTCGTCTGCTTCGTCCGACGGTTCATCTTGCTTCGGGGGCGGCGCTCTTGGTGGCGGCCTCGGCATCATCATCATCCTCTTCGGTGGTTCGGAGACCACCTGCATGAGCTTGGTGCTGACCCCCTTGAGGGACTCCACGTCCTCCTTCGCCTTGGTCAACTCCCTGAAGAGGTAGATGCACATCGCGAGGGCGGCGATCACCGCCACGGTAGTCATGACATCGCGGTTCATCGCAATCATTGTACTTAGAGTACACTTCTTCTTTTTAAGCTGCTATAATCGCGCCCATCTTTGCCCTGGTGTTTTGGGGGCAATCGAACGCCGACCGACCGAATTGCACCGCGTCGTAGTGATTGTGTTCACACGAGCGGGATCGCTCATTCGATCGAGCCTTGGCGTCGACCGGTCGTTCGATGTATTTCTCAATCTTGCCCGACTTGGGATCGTACATGATGACAAAGATGATCGCGGCGAAGGCCACGAGGGTCCAAAAGTTCATGGGTTGTAATATATTGAGATTTTAGTTTAGTTAGCATACAACAATGCACCCAACCCCTTTGAGTAACGGAGGATATTGTAGTTGACAGCGTAAATTTTTTGCGCCGAATTCGCAGTCTCGGACACCAAACGAGCGGAGTCCAGGCGGCTGAAGTTCAGGCTTCCCGTGCTTTGGGTCTTGCTGGATTCGAGGCAGAACGGGTACACGAAGAGCTTGCCCTCGTCGGTGGCGTCGATGCGATCGGCAAACGGGATGTGGTAATAGAGGGGGATTTGCGTGTAGTTCGGTCGGGCGAACTTGAAGTCGCTGACGTCCGTACCATTTATTTGTAATTTGACCTTGTTCGTTTCGCCGAGGATCGAGACCGCGGAAGTGGACGTCGCGGCGAGGAACTTTACGGGATGGTTGAAGTTCAATTCTTGCATTTTACCGTTGGACGGGATCGCCTCTTGGACTTGGTACACCATCACATCTTGGGTCTCCCCGGACGCGAAATAGTTGCGTTCGGCTTCATCAAGGAAGATGAAGTTGGCGTAGGCTTCCCACTTCGACGCCGCCGCGGCCGCGTCGTCGGCCCATCGAATGCGAATCTCGACGTCGTGGTATTGCAAGCCGACCAAGTTGAGGGCGGTTTGCCAAGATTCGTTGAAGAAGAAGCGGAGCGGGTAGAAGGAAGAGTTCGTCGTACCGCCGTAGATGTTGCCCAACCGACTCTTGGACATGTTCGGCGCCAACAAACGCGGGGCGATGTGTTGGACGAACTCAGACGTTTGTTTGTCGACGACGGTGCCACCGATCAACAATTCGACGTAATCGATGCACGTGGACCAGTCCGAGATGGACACGTTCGCCTTCGGGCCGCTCGTGTCAATCGGCATCAGGTACATGTAAGAGCACAAATCCCCCTTGCGCTCCAACCGGATGGTGCTGACCCCACCCCGGGTCACATTGCCTTGGATGGTTTGTCTCTCGACCGTTTGTGCGAAATTCGTGTGTCTGCGGAAAGAACTTCGAAAAAAAGAAATTTCGGGATTGCCCACGATGTGGGTGTCTTGTTGGCCGAGGGCCAAAAGCTGGGCGACTCCACCGCTCATGTCTGTTATATGTTACACTTACAAAATATTTCTAAGCCACTAAAACACAAGGAAGGAGGGCGGCCGTGCGAACCGCGTTGAGACGGGTGACCTGCTCACCGGTCTGCGTCAGGTAGCGGATGGGGTACAGCGGATCCTGGGCCTCCGGGTCTGGGTCGTCCACCCACTGGATGTGTCCATCGACCATGACCGATTGCATCTTTTGCTCGGTGGTGCTCACATACCCCTCCCTGGGTACCTGCGAACGATGAACGATCTTCCACTTATCCACCTGGCGGGTGAATTCCGAGAAACCCTCCGTCGGTTCGAAACGTTCCTCCACGTCGTACACGTAGTAACCTTTCCTATACGGTTCCTGTTCCTCCAGTGTCAACGACGCCCACTCTTCCTGAGTTAGGAAGATGGCGTTCTCGTTGACGTACGTCCCGTCCTCTTGCTCGACGTAATTGTGCTTCTCGGACGCTGGTAGGAACTCGTACGCACTGGCGTCGATGACCAACCGATTTTGCTTGGTGTAGAGAACCTCTTCCCACTGTGGCATGACGCCCGTGAACGCGTGCGGCGTCACCTCCCGCCGTGTGCGTCTCTCGTAATAAGTCTCCGTGATGGTCTCTACCTCGTCCGACGGCGTGTTGGCCGTCACCGGTAGGTAGGTGGTCTTCGTCCAAATCGTGTACGGTTGGAGCGTCTTAGAGACGATCTTGCGGTGCTTGGTGGGTTGGGTGAAGTCGCAGTCCAGCAACACCCTCGCCGCGGTGTACGAGTGCACCACGTCGTCCTCACCCTGGCGCATGGCGTACCCGGGGACGTTCGAAGACGCCACCAAATCACCCGCGTGCAAGTGTCCACCCTCGTCCGTGACCCACACGTAGGTCTCGCCCGTGGAGTCCACGACCACCTCCCGGTCGACGGTGTACACCTCCTTATCGCTGACGACACCGATGACCGCCCCGTCGTGAGCGACGTTTGAGAGGGCGACGTCCCGCCCACCGTCGATCGAACGAACCAACAAGTTGGTGCAATCGACCTGATCGGTCACCAAACGCTTCACCACGTGCTGCTCGCGGATCGCGCGGATGAGGTAGGCCAAGAGGGGCTCGTAACGCATGGACGCCAGGGACGTGCCCCATGACTCGTACGGTGGATCCACGGACGGGTCGTCCGTTTTAGGAGGTCTGGTGGGGGACGGGTCGGCCCCACGCGGGACCTCGATGAGGTATCTGAGTTCAGGGGCGTCGTACCAGAGTTCCTGGACGACCAAACCGGCCTCGTCCATGGAAATGTCGCCCTGCTCCTTTGTGTACCGCTGCGGGTTGAGTTTGAGGAGCGTGCGAACGGCATTTGTCACCTGACGCTCATCAAACTTCACGCGGTCGTCGGAGATGTTTCGCAAATCACCTCTACCGATGAAGTCCATCTATATCAATTCGTGAAGATTTTAATAATTACGGCGGGGACACGGAAAGTGGGAGCACGGAAAGTAGGGTGAACGAGGCGCCGCCCCAATCATTGTGAAGATTGACATAATGACCGGCCGACTGAGCAGCTATTGATATCCGGAAATACACTCTCCACCCAGCACGCAGTATATGTGTCCGGCTGTAAGAGTGATTTTTGTACGTAGTGGACGGGCCGTTGCTTTGCATCGAACCAAGGAAGGATGCCACTTCGTCGCCTGCCGCGTTGTTGCATTTGAAATGGATGTAGTTATATCCGCTATAAGCATAACTCATACATTGCATGTTTACGCTATAAACACCATCCACAGGAACAATATACTCGTTATTAGTCGCGTCCCAGAGAGAGGAGTTGCCTCCGGTAAAGCTATCCACGTTGAACGATATCTTAGCCGCAGTAGCGGTAGTGTTACCCGCATTGGTACTTGGTCTGACAAGTCCGATGTGATACGTCTCGTACATCAACTGTTGGATGTAGCCCAAACCGAAGACTTCGAGTTTACCGACGTTCGCGATGTTGTACTTGCTTCGCCCGATCGTCAAACCATCTTCTGGGACGGTCACGCGTCGCGTCATCCGACCCTTGTCGTAAAGCTCCTTTACCTCGTGATCTAAGAGTGCTGCGTTGTATACCGTGATGCGCGAATACAAGCCGGGTGCCGGCTCGGTCGAGTTGACGTTACCAATGAACATCGTGTCGGACGTCGGCAGGTTGAGCGTGCCACCTAACTCGACAGTTGATGAGGGTGTCAGACGTTCGCCGTTCACGTACAAGATCATTCCACCCGGATAGGTTCCACCGGCCCACACACCGACGATGTGGTACCATCGACCCTTTTCGGGTTTGGGGCTTAAATAGTTGTTTCTCGCAGCGGCACCACCCGTGGAGATTGACCAATACGGGTTGCTACCGTCTTCTTGCACTCCGATCCAACACATTTCACCGTTCGTACTGGTGGTTCCGTGAATGATCGGGATGCGAGTCGTCGACCCGGTTCCTAACTCTTGCATCAACCACCAGAAACTGATGGTGTGTACCCAATTACCACCCCCGTGATTGAGGTTTTTAACTTTCAGTCTCTGTTCGGACCCGGACGTGTACACCGACATCCGTAAGGCTCTCTCGTCGCTTTGGTACACGGGGTTGCCTTCGGTAAACGTGACTCTGTTGTGACCACTCGTATCGACGATATTTGATGTGTTCGGACCTAAAAGACTTGTGTCCAACTCTAACCACTTGAATGCTCGAACATGGTGACCACCAGATTTCGTGTCGTGGTGATTCACCGTACCTAATTGGGAAATCGTTGTCACCGCGCGCGTGGTTCCGTCATTGACGGTGGTAGGCGCTTCATAGCCATAGTAAATGATATCGGTGACGTTCACGAGATCTGCACCCATGGTGTTTGTCACGACCACTCGAATGGAATCGTAGTATTCAATTGGTTCGTCATCCTCGAGTTTGAGAATCACCTTGTAGTTAGAGTCATACTGGATGCCCGTCTTGTGTGTGATCACGTGCCATGTCGACGTCCCGCGTTTCTGACCACACAGGTACAGTGCGGATGGTCTCCTTGTCGGATTTGAAGAGCGATACCACATCTCCATCACGCGAATGTCCGCGGCGTGTGGGAGGTCTAATTGTAACCAGTCTCCATGCACTTCACCCACACCATGGATGTCAGTGACGCCGTACAAGCCGACCGCGTTGTACGGTGAAGTTGTGCTGTAATTTCCGCTCCAACCGTGCCAACCGGTAGTCGTTCCTCGGTCAAATGTTGCGAAACTGCCCCATGTGCTGCCGTAATACTCACCATCGACAGATACCCTCGCGAACGTCGTCGTGTAGACCCCGTCAAACATGGGCGTTTGCGCAGATTTCATCGGCTCCGGTGGGTATCGTCGCATCTTCCCGCGCCCCGCGACCGCGAACGTGGCGTCGACGTCCGACACACCCACACCGACGTTTCCACGGGTGACGGATAAGGAGTTGGTGTACCTCAGATATCTCGATCGTTTTTCTTCGTACAGACGTCGCACCTCCACTTCCGAGAGTTCCTTCGAGTACAAACGGAAGTCACCCACTTTGCCTTCCACCAAATTTTCGGTGCCGGCATAATTGTACAGCTGCGCGCCGACGCGGAAATAATCGTTCGCCGCCAAATCCAAACCAGCCCCGACGCCTCCGAGTGAAAAGACGGTGAGTTTTTTACCATTGATGTACATGTTCGTGTTTTCGGTCGTGTTGTTGCCACCCGCGTACGTGAAAGCGAAATGGTTCCACGTGTTTCCAAACACCTCGTGGTCGATATAAGCGTTCACACCCGCCCCGCCATAGAAATACAGGTTCAGATTACTGTCCGATCTCAGGTAAACGACGGCCCCTGTGTTTGTGGCGAGCTGCCCAAGTGTGAATAAGCACGTGTATGCGGCAATGTTCGACACGTTCACCCACATCGACGCACTGAATATGTAATCGGAGGTGTCGCTGTTGTTGAGGTTGCCTTGGATGTATTGAACTGCGGATTGTCCGCTCGGATTGACGACCAGGGACTGACTCACCGGGTCGTACGAAGGACTTCCGATGATGTCCGCGCGGATGCCGTTTCCACTGATGTCCCAAACGTTGGCCGTGTCGTTCAAACTGAAACTCTTTTGGTCTGCAAAGTCGAGGTACACCTCCAAGTGACTGTCGATGGTTTCGTTGTCATAGGACGTGAGGGTCACGTCGCAACTGTCGTCACCCACCTCCGCGCCCCAGTACTCGATCTCACCTATGTCGACCGAAGTTGCGCCCGAATCCGCGGCCAACGCCTCGACAACCATCACGTGGTACCTGTACGCTGTCTTCGATCCAATGTAAATCCTGTTCTGGACGTCGTTGGTGTACGCCGAGATGTATTCGCGTCCGGACCACCGAGTGATGACGTGCCAATCACTCCCGTCGTGGCTTCCGAGGATTGTGGCATCCTTTGGTAACCGTATAGTAAAGTCAGCTTCTCCTCGAGTCTTCAGGTACATGTATTCCAACCGGAACGCCTTTGGACTCTTGAGTGAAATCCACTCACCATTGTACTTGTGACCGGTGACGTCCGTGACACCATTCGTGCTACTTCCGGAATTACCACTTCCGAATACACCCTCGGTGTAATATTCTGCGGAGATCCAGTCGTAATTGGTGCCCGTCTGTCGGTTAAACGCCTTGTACGCTTCCCAGTTACCGGAAAATATCGATGATCTCGAAACGACGTAACCCCTGTCGGAGTTGCCTGTCAGGGCAAATTGTGGGTATCTGCGCAAGACTTGTTCGTGTTTCTTGTACTCGGTGAGAACCTTGTTGGTTTCCGAAGAGAGAATTCTGGATTCCTTGGACACGACCAGGTCCCTATCGACGCGCAGGGACGACGCTCGCAAGCGAGGTTCGTAAAATTTTAATTCGTTGATAGAACAAAATGTGCTGCTTCCGCCGACCGCCGTGACCAGCAAGCGGTGGTAATGGTATTTCTTCTGGCTATTCACCTGCACAGTTGTGGGTTGGTAGATTGTGTACTTGAGGTCAGTGAATGACACGAGACGATCCCACGTGACGCCATCAACGCTTCCGTAGAGGTAACCATCCTTTGGTGACTCGTAGTTCCCGACGCCCGCGCCCACTCGTTCGCGCTGGTACATCTCGAAGTGTGACACGGCGAAGGGTTTTTCTGAGAATAACTCGAGCCAGTGACAGCTGATACCTTGGAAAGTCATCGCGTTAGAGGTGATGATGGATCCGTCGTTGATGTTGAATGTCCCATCCTCCGTCGCCCAAGACGGACTGTATACGTCTCTGTACTCTGATTTGTCTTCAAAGACGTGCCAGCCGCTGAACCCGTCATCTGTAGTCCAGGTGTTGGACGACGCCACTCTGTACCCACCGTAGACATTCGACTGTAGGGACACCTCCGGTTGTTTGACAAACTCAGTGCCTACCAGTCCAGTCTTCGAGCTCAGAGTTCCAGTCACGTGTATGGAGTCTACGACGTTCACGTCCTTCGCCGCGTGGATGACCCAATACGTAAAATCAACGTATCCGGCAGAAACACCGGTCCCAATCTTCGTGATGACCATCCGGAAGTGGTCGTAGGCCGTCGTTGCGTTTACGGCAATCTCTCTCCAGTACGGGGACGAGCTGTACGACAACCCACTAAACTTCACGAGTCGGTGCCAATTTTCACCGTCGAGCGAACCAAGGATGACGCCGTCCACGGGCGCTCGACTCGTTACGTTCGTTGTTGGGTAAATGTTGGAGTGTGACATGACTAACGGAGTCGGGGTTTTGATCTGGACCCACTGACCATAGTGCCTGGTACCGCCAACGTCGATCGTCAAGCCGTTGTACGATCCATCGTAGGCTGTCGGAAGACCGGTGTCCCCACTGTAGTACGAGGTACTGCTCGCCCATCGCGTGGTGGTGTTGGAGTCAAAGAGTTTCCACGGGTGCAATGTGTCTGTATCGAACGCGGAACTGGCCGTCACCACGTACTCACCGAACCCTTCGATGTTGGTGACGTTCCCGGACAGGGGTTCGACGGGGTGTTCAATGAAACCAGACTCCATCCCACTCGCCGCAGTCATGTTCACCTTACCCGCGTCGACGCTGAAGGTCTCCGTGAACAACCGAAGTTCGTTGACGAAGGCGTACCCACCGGCGTCGCCGTTATTCTTCTCCACGACGAACCCGTAGTGCTTGTACCCTTCGGTGGCGTTGACGACGACCGTCTTCGGGGACGTGTCCGCACCAGGGGTGAACCCGGTGAAACTCGCGAGCGTGGTCCACGTGGTCCCGTCGTTCGATCCGAGCATGGTGGCGTCTTTGACCGCGCGGTCGGGCTGATTGGCGTCGTGTTTGTAAAGAAAGTGCCGCAGGATGGTTTTGTAAGGGAACGTCAACTTCAACCACTCCCCGTCGACGCCACCGAGAGAGTCCGAACCGTCGTAAAGACCATCCGTACCGAACGACGAGGCCGCACACGTCCACCCGGTGGATTCATCCTTGTCGAAGGCTTTGTACGGAAAGGATGTCTCGAACGTGCTCGACGCCTGCACGGAGTACACGCCGTGGCCGACGACCGTTGAGACATTCGCCGTCAGGCCCGACGCGGGTTGTTCGGAGATGATGGCCAACTTGTTGCTGATCACACCCCCGGAGTCGGTGAGCTCACCGCTCGCCTGGTCGTACGTCACGAGATTACTCCCGACATCCGCGACGCGAAGGTTACTCACAAAGGTGGCCGTGCCACCGCCGACGATGTTTATGTTCGACGTAAACTTTGTAGTGTCATCGAGGAAGACGTTGCCTCCGACCGCCAGTCCGCCGCTCACGACCAACGCACCCGTGGACGAGTCCGAGGCCACCGTGGTGTCACTCACCGCGAGGGACGTCACGGACGTCGCCCCGGCGTTCGACGTGCCGTGGACGTCCAAGTCAAAGAGCGGGTCGCTGTGCCCGATGGCGACGTTCGCGGTCAGGTAGGCGTTCGACGCGTGCAGGTTGGTGGTCCACAGGTTCGACGCGACGCCGACGCCTCCACCGACCTTGAGGGTGCCCGTGCTAGTGCTCGTGGCGTCGGTCGTCGCCGTGAGGTCGAGGTCATCGAACGTCGCACTCGTCGCCGTGAGGGCACCCACGTTCGCGGTGCCGTGCACGCTCAGTTTGTAGTCGGTGGACGTCTCGCCGATGGCGACGTTCCCGTTCAAGTAACTTGTGGTGCCGGCGTTGGAATGCAACCACGGACCGGCGTTTGAAATCTTGACGAAACGCACCTTTCGGTCGTCTGTCACCGCGTGACTGCTCGCATCGAAGCGCAGGAACTGACCGACGTTCGCGTACACAGTCGAGCGCTCGATGTCGTCCACGGTGATGATGACCTCCTTGTCGAACGACACCACCCACGTCCCTCTGTCGAAGAAGACGACGACTTTTTGCCATGCCGAGGTGGAGTAGGGTACGGACGTCGCTTGGGCCACTTGCGTCGTTTCGTGTCGAAGGGTCACCGTCGAATTGGCGCGATCGAACGACATCTCGTACGCGTCTTGGGCGTACGAAGTCGACGTCGTCGTCCACATCTGCACGTTGACCGATCCGGCGTTGGTGTCACCGCAATACAATTCGAATTCCAGTGCGAACTGGTTGGGTAGTTTGATACCAGAGAACATGTACCCGCCGTTCATCGCCACTTGGGGTGGATTGGACGATCGACTCGCACCGTTGTTGAACGTGAATGGTCCGTTACTGTTCAAGTCGCTCCCCTGATCATCGAAGAGTATCACGGGGTTTGTGCGAACCATGTTCGTCGCGGTGTCGACCCCGGTGACGATCGACTGCACGTCGAGTCGGGCGACACGCAAGGTGGCGTTCCTCACGTCGAGGTAGCCGTTGATGGACTCACCCAAACTCATGGTTTAATAGTGCCAGAGAAATATTCTGGCGGTATTAAACTTAAATTGGTTTGGTCGGCCACACCGGTTTACGAACGTTCACAGTGTTCGCCGGTAAGTCTCGCAAGGCTTGTCTGTACACCTTCCACGCCTCCACCTTGTCTGCGGGTAGGGGGCAATCGTTCGTTTGCGTCCAATCACTCTTCTGCAATAACGAATCTCGTTCGCGGCGGAACATCTCCGCGTCGCGGGACGCCAAGCCCTGTCGAAGTTCCACGTTCTCGCGTTCGATCACCTTGACGTACTTGGTGTCGACGTGATTTCCGAGGCCGTCGGTGATCTGGGTCTCCGTGTAACCCTTGAGTGGTAGCGAACTCGTCAGGGTCTCCGTGACCGTCACGTTTGAGAGGACGTTCCCAACCACCCTGACACAGCGCTCATCCCACCCAACCGGAACTTGAAGATCTTCGATCGATCGAGGCTCGTCGGCCTCGTACGTGCTGGTAATCTTGTCACCTTCAAAAGATACAAAGTACATTACTTAAGGCTTAGGTAAAAACCTGTACCCATTCGACTGCATCTCCACCGCTTGGACCAAGTGACCAGAAAAGAACGAGTGGGGCATGTACGCGTCAACTTGATTCCAGAATCCAGGAGCAACCGTGTCACCTTTGTCCAGATACATGTGCCACGACAAATTTGGCCCGTCGTCGTTTTGCCACGAGAATAATGAGAAGTTGTATGTATTTAGTGAACTGTGTCTAGAACCGCCGTGCTCTGCGCTTCCGTTACGACGGACAAGCATCGCGGTGTCAGTCGGGGTATAAACCATAGCGTTGAATGTATATATCCCAGACACGGGTGCCGTGAACAAGTGCGTCGTTGTGTTGAACGAGTTCGTTGTGTCAAACTCTACCCGGTCGTAAGGTATTGGGTCTCCACTCGTACCCCCAGTGAGCCTGACATTGCCTGCATTAAGAACAGTACCTTCTCCCATGTTGTCCGTGCCAGAATAATTTGAATACGCCATGAAAGCCGGTTTCAAGCCTTCTCGGATGTACCCGTCACACCGTATGTCCCCCCTGACGTCCAGCGTAGCCCTCGGTGTGCCCCCACCGCCACCCACGGTGAGGGATTTGTTGATCGCCATGGAGTCACCCGTCCGACCCATTGCATAGAGTCGTGCAGCCTCACCTCTCGTGAGGGCCCCATCCCACACTGCAAAGTTTGACAAGTAGCCCGTGAAACTTTTAGAGCCTGCATTTCCACCTAAGTAGCACACTTTACTCGTGCTACTCAAATTCAAACTAACCGTTCCACCACGTGTTGTGAACTTGACCTCCTGTCCGTTTATGTACATGCGCATGCCAGACGCGACGCTGGAGCCGTCATGCGTGAACACCAAGTGATACCACTTATGTATTTCCCTCGGTATAGACACTAAGGCATACGTATTATAAAAGGTAAAGTACAAGTCTCCGTTAGAGTACCAGTCTATGTAAGACGCTGTCCCAGTAGTCGCCCCATCGTCACCTATGTAAAATAGCGTAGACACTGAATCCGTGGTGTTTGTGATCTTCACCCAAACACTGAACGAGTGCGGCCAGTTGCCCGTTCCCAACTGACAGTAACCGTACTTGACGTAGGAATTGGACGCAGCGGAGAAGGATAAGGCCCTTTCGTGTTCGACATAGGACGCACCGTTGTACGTCTGTGCGAAATCGACGGGCTTACCCTGTGACGACACCACGTTGCCTAAGAGTGGGTTGATCGTCGTGTCCACCATGAGGACCAAGTCGTCAGGTCTCGGCAGGTCGCTCTTCTGCGAGCCGATGTTCGCGATGTCCGCCGACGGGGCGACCAAGGCACCCTTGTCGATGGAGGTCGGTTCGCGGTTTCCGAAGAGTCGCCACTCACCGATAACCACATAAGAACTGCTCCTCGTCTTTGTCGTGACTAGGGCGAACGATCTGTAATAATCGGTGGCGTTGACGTCTATGAAGGTTGTGTGCAAATTCGACGTGTATGACTGCCCTTTCCACGACGTGAGAGGGGTCCACGTACCTCGATCGTCCTGGGCGTATATCCACGCGTCCTCCGGGAGATTATCGGTCGCGGTGTTGACATTTGATCTGGCCTCGATGGCAATCTTTTTGAGTTTGATTCGGTACGGGCACGATAGCATGAGATACTCACCGGGTGGACTCGTGTCCGTGAGCTTCGCCGTGCCGCTGTACCTGTAGTCAATACTTGAGTCGTAATGATGGTTCGTGCTGTCGTTGAGCTCTTGTATCCATGCTTCAAGCCCCGTCGATTTGTTGAATGCGCGGTACGGCTCGTTCCCTTCCTGGTCTGTTCTCCACGACGACGCGGTCGCCACAAAAGTGCCGTGGTTGGGAACGTAATAGGCGTGAGATCTCATCGCCTCGGGTGGGAACTCTTCGACCGCACTGTCACCCAAACACTCGAAATCCTTCTTAGGTGCATCCACACCCAAGCCCACGCGCGCGTTGACGATGGAGATCTTGGACGTGGACAGGCCGTAGTGCTCCTTGTCAGCTTCATACATCTGCACGAGGTGTTCATCGCTCATCGGGCCTTCATAAAGGCGGAACGAACCAATCTTACCTATGAAGCCTGAGTCGACCCCCGAGCTGCCAATGCTCAGGGTCGTCGATGTTGGCAGGTTGATTTGGGTACCTCCCGTGCCCACTGAATCGTTCTCCAAGAAGGCGACGCGCTTGCCGTTGACGAAGCATCGGATGTTCGGCGGCCACCACCCTTCACCCGTGTGCGTGAACGCCACGTGGTACCACTCGTTCTCAGCGAACGTGTAGTCTACCCTGTAGTCTGCAGTCCATGATGCCACTTTGAGTGTTTGATTCACAAAGTACATGCCACTCGATTCGTACTGTGAGAAATTACCCAAGAAATAGACGTACTGAGCGGCTGAGTGGGAAGCCTGTAGGTTGCTCGCGTTGAACCACGTGCTCACCGAGTGTGGCCAGTCACCACCGGTGATGGTCAGGGATCGGTTGATATATTTCAGCGCGGTGTCGTCGAATTCCCACGATTTGGTGACCGTGTCGTACGTCACCCCACCGTTGAGAAGACCTGTCTGGTCGTTTCCGGAGATGTCGGAGACGTTCGCGCCGTCCCTCGTGGACAGACGCCCGTCGTAGGCGACCACGCAGAGATCGAGGGGTGCGAAGGATGCCTTCGACACGAGGTGGATGTCCTTGTGGTCACCCCTTTGGTCGTCGTCGTACCCAAAGAACTCGATGTTCCCGGAGGAGGCGTAATTGCCGTAGGTCCCACCGACAGTCTCCGCCCACACCACTCGAAGGTACTGGTAAGCCCTCGATGCGTTGACCTCGAACTTGTTCGGTTTGGTCTCGACGAAGTTTGTCCGGTTGGACCACCCCAAGAGCTTGGTCCATGACGATCCATCCGACGAACCGAGGAGGTAGCCGTCTTTGGGTGACCTTTGGTTCCCTAAGCTGTCGTAACTCCCACCGTCGAAGAAAATTGGGTAGTAGTGGAAGTGGGACACGCGCACGGATTGACCCACCGGAAGGCGGAGTTGCACCCAATCGCCGTAGATGGTCTCCCCGTTCGTGAGGGTCATCTCCGTGTTACCACCGGTACCACCCGTCCACGCGCCGGTATATGAGTTGTAATTCGTGGCGGATCCAGGAGGCTGCCACCCGTACCCCGCCACTGTCTCCTTGTTCGTCACTTTGTCAAAACAAAAGTAAGAAGAAAAGTCCGCAGAGTAAGTACTGGATGCGCTCGAGAGGTAGCCGTCACTCGTGCCTGAGATGTCGAAATCGTTCGCCGAGGTCAGGGCGACGTTGGGGAAGCGTCTCAGCTGGGGCGTGTGTGAATAATCGACAATCGTCACACCGTTCGAAAGCATACTGTTCGTGGTCAGGTTTCCACCCTCAACGGTCAGGCTACCACCCTGGAGACTCAGGGAGTTTGCCGTGACCGCCCCAACGTTCAGTGAAACGTTGGTCAGGTCCAGTGTGCCAGTCGGACTGACGATTGGCATGATAACTAATTAATGATGAGATTAAAATTGTCACCCATTTGCGTTTTCCAGAGCATCGAGTCTAGCCAAGACTGAGGTGAGCTTCGCTTTTTCAGCTTGAAGCTGTCTATCAACTTCTTGGAGGGCTGCGGTGGCGACGGTCCAGATGGCGTCCTTCTTTAGATATACGAAATCATCAACTTCTTGTCCGTAGATGAAGAGTTGGTTGCCTGCTACAACATTTCCAGTTTCATCAACCGAACCAATCCACTCACTCAAATCCTCTTTCACACGAATAGTGTGTTCGTTAATCACTTCCACGAGTTTTACTAAATGGTCAGTACCATCTTTAGCATTTACCTTTATAACAGAAGCGTTACTTTCGAGGCTGGAAGTATCGAAGTTCGTGAAGGTAATTACATTAGAGTCAGATACGTTCGCCATCTCATAAATGTTTGGAAGGGTATTTATAGTCGTCTGGGTCGAATAAGGGAGTGTATTCGCTACTTCTTGCGCTATAAAACCCCAAACGGGCTCGGTACCACGCTTAATTGTATCTTTGTATTGGTATTTCTTTGGCTTCAGTAGTCGTAATGTCGCGAGAGCGTCACCGTCATTGATATCAGTAATATTTGTTTTAATTCTCTCATCTGATGCGGTGATTGTACCACCGACCGAGCCAATGACGTCTCCAGCAAATATCTTTCCACTCGCCCAGATTGACACAGAGGGGTCGCCATAGTACGCAGTAGCATTATATGTTAATGCGTAATCATCGGCAAATGACCTCACCGGTAGCCCCCAAATCCGACCATCTACACCGTTCACGTGAAATTTTGCAATGGGAGTGTCCGTCCCGATGCCGACGTTGCCAGCGCTGGAGATACGCATGCGTTCGTATACGAGCGAGTCCACATCGAAGTCGCTACCACTATCTTGTCTCGTGTAAAATCGAAGACCTGCACCTGCTCCTAGCGAAGCATCATGAAATCCTTCTATTTTTGCATAACCTCTATTATATAGGTTCGATGACGGTTGTAAAATTATTGTCGCCGGTGTTTCGTTACCTCGCGAGTCTCTCACATGTAAATTATCAGCGGGTGATGTATTTATACCAACGTTACCGGTAGAACCAACGATGGTCATGCTCGTCGTCGTCCCCCCGTAGTTTTGAAAAGTGAAATCACCCACCGTACCAACGCCGGTAGACGTCCCGCATTGGAAGTGGGTCTTACCACCGTCCGCGAGGACACGGAATGCTGTCTGCGTGGCCTGGCCGTTCGTGACTCCATCCTCGAGAACGAAATCTGCCGCCGCGGCCTTGGCATGTATAGTAGCCGTCTGTGTGTGCGTACCTATCCCGAGCCGTTGATTGGCCACAAGTTCGTTCGCGCGCACGGACGCCTGATTGAAATTCAACGGTGTGTTGGACATCTACAAGTAAGTGAGATTAAATTCAGCGATGGGAAGCGCCTGACTTCTTCACGTGTTAGCACTTTCCAAAGCGTCGAGTCTCGCCAGGACTGAGGTGAGTTGGGTTTCCAAGGTTGCGACCTTCGCTTTCTCAGCTTGAAGCTGTCTATCAACCTCTTGGAGGGCGGCGGTAGCGACAGTCCAAATGGCTTCCTTTTTCAGATATATGAAATCATCAACCTCTTGGCCGTAGATGAAGAGTTGATTACCCGCCACAACATTTCCAGTTTCATCAACCGAACCAATCCACTCACTCAAATCCTCTTCCACCCGAATGGTGTGTTCATCGATGACTTCCACCATGTGGACGTCGTGGTCTTCACCATCAATGCCCCTCGTTCTAATGAGCGTGGTCGCATTAGATTCCAAATTGGAGGTGTTAAAGTTCACAAAGGTGATGACGTTCGAGGAAGAGACATTCGCCAATTCATACATGTTTGGTAAGACATCTGTTCTCAATTGGGTGGCGTATGGGAGCGTCTCCCTGACCTCTTGGGCTATGAAGCCCCACACGGGTTCAGTGCCTCTCTCAATCTCGTCTTTGTATTGATACTTTTTGGGTTTGAGGAGACGCAAAGTTTCCAAACATTCGGCATCATTAGCATCTACAATGTTCTTTTTGATGCGAGTGTCGGACGAAGTGATAGTTCCGTTGTGTGAAACAAAATACCTTTGAGTCCCAATGGAATTATTGGCGTAGATAGCCAAGCTGGCACCCCATGCTGCGCTTGTATCAGTATTGAGAGTGTTGCCAGTACCAATGTCATCGTGTGAGAAATAAGCTCGGGCCGCAGTACTAAATGTTCCACTGTCCCCATACACGTGTAATATTGTTTTTGGCGTATCCGTCCCGATGCCGACGAGGCCGTTTTGATCTATGCGAACCTTTTCACTCCACGTAGAGTACTCGTCAGATGCGCTATTGTGTTTACTGAAACGCAGTGCATATCCACCCGTCGAGATCATCCAACGAGCTTGTGGGATATCGTTTATGACGATGTCAGATGCACCACCATCACTACCAAATATGCTTCGAGCGCCTTGTACGTGTAGATATGCTTTGGGATCCGTCCTCCCGATGCCGACGTTGCCAGCGGCCGTCAGCGCCAATTGACTACCAGCCGCCCCGTAAGTAGCAAAGTTTAGATAATTTGACGTGGAAGTAGCACCCACGTTTGCGTGTGTAATAAAAAAGCCGTCATTAAAATTAGAACTTCTACCGACGTACATACCCAGAGTTCCATTTGTTTCTACTGTAGGATCCATTAATGCGAGTTTCGTTATGTGTTGTGTACCATTTTGGTACACACTACCTTCACCCATCAGCACATTCCCTACGACGTCCAATTTTGCTCGCGGATTCGTCGTCCCGATGCCCACATCCCCACTGACATTGAGCGAACTGTTTATCCCGACACCACCCGAAACGGTCAGGGCGCCCGTCGTGTATCCCGTGGTCGCCGTCGTGTTCGTTATGTTCATGGGCCGTGCCGTGGTGTTCCCGGCAACCATGACTTGTTGAAGGTCGAGTGCGCCGACCTCGACGTCTACGCCCTGGACCACGAGGTTCGCACACCACAGGTTACCACCACAAGCGATCCCACCGTCCACCCGAAGGGCACCGACCGTGGTGGACGTCGCCGCTTGGGTGTTGGAGATGTGCACAGCCTTAGAGCTTACATTACTCGTGTTGATGACATTCTCGAACCCGCGACTCACGTTAAAGGTGATCTCCTCCAAACTGAGAGTGTTACACTGCAACTCACTCGTACGCAAGGTCGCGTTCGGGAACGTCAGGATGCCATTGGGGGATGACACAGACATGTTCTACATTACTGAGAGATTAAAAGTTCAGCCACAATGGTACGTCACACCCACGAACGCCGCCCGATGGACAGCATTCGCCTCATCCGTCTGCTGACCGGTGGCGTCGATGTATCTGATTTTGTACGCTTTTTCTGTTTCTGTGGGGTGGTCCTCCCATTGGAGTTGACCGTTTTCGTCGAGTGCGTTTTCGAGTCGTTCAGTCACCGTTTCGTGTTTGACCGCATCTGGGTAGTCAGCGTCGACTTCTTGTTCGACCATCTGGTAATACACGATGTTCCAAAGTGATGGGTCGTCGACTTCGGTTCGTTCTTCAGTGGTTGTTTTTGTGTACGTCAAGGTGTACGTATTTTGGACGTTAGCCTCCAAGTTGGACCACTCCGAGTACGTCACCGTGGATGGTTCGATGTAGACCTTGTCCCACGCGTCGTCAGCCCCGACGTTTGTCGTCGTACTCTTTGTGTACTTGACGTCGTATACGACGTTGGACGTTTGTGTGTACGTCAAAGTGTACGTATTTTGAACGTTCGCCTCCAAGTTGGACCACTCCGCGTAGGTCACATCGGATGGCGAAACGGAAACATTAGACCATTCGTCGTCGGCGGTGACTGTCGTCGTCACGAACTCATGTGGCACACCCTTCACGACCGGAACCATAGCCGTGTAGTGGATCTCGACGACGTTCGATTGCTTGATGCGTTGGATCGGCTGGATCACGGGCGCAAAGTCACAATCCATCGTAATCTTGGCCACCGTGTAGTTATGGAGGATATCATCATCTTGTTTCTGACCGTAGCCAGCGACGTTGGACGTTGTAATGTAATCACCCGATTCGAGGGGACCGTTGGTGTCGGTGACCCACATCGCGCCTTCACCGACGGAGTTGATGAAACATCTATAATCACCCTTTTCCTTTTTTCCAGTAGTCACAAAATTACCAATTCTGTCTTCTCTTACATCTGGATCTTCTGCGGAAGATAAAACACCAAAACACGATTTGTCGTATGCAACATTCGACAGTGTGACCAAAGGAACAGATTCATTTATTGTGATGGCATTTGAACCTATAGTAATCCCATTTAATTTTACGTACCGATTGTTTTTGGCGGATACGATAAGACCTTCATGTATCAAAGAATCACTTAGTGGGATATTTTCAACTACTGCTCTGTGCTGTCCCGTAAAAGTTAAATTCCCTCCATTGTTATTCGTATCGATGTAAGCTCTCACGCGACCGTAGTCATATGACGTAGTTCCGTAGTCACCACCACCTATAGCAAAATACAACGTCTCACGTCCATTCGTCGAATGATATGCGTGCCAGATAGCCGAACCTCTTTGATAGTTACCGGTAGGATCGTTGAGTCGCATGAGCTCAATTCCTCCACCCAATCCGTCGAACGTGTTTTTTAGAACTGATAACGGTGCACCGGAACTGGATGGAACGTGAGCATCAGCGTGTACATCAGAAATACCAATTTTTTGAAACCTCGCCGACCCCCTCACATCCAACTGTGCCCTCGGCGCCGTACCTCCCAAACACAGGGCCGTATCGGTGAGATTGATGCTCTTCCCGGTGCGTCCGAGGGCGTACTCCATGGCGACCTCTTCGGCCGTGAGGACGACGTCCCAGAGTTTGGGGTTGGAGATTTTTCCTTTAAATGGATCATTAATCCCATTGAAAGCCAGACCAACGGATACACCCACGGCCGTACCCAAATTCTGCGTCCCTGTACCAGCAACAGTTTTTGCTGTGATCAAAGTACCATCTACATACATGTCAAACATTGACGTACTTATCTGACCTGTCGATTTCTTGGCTATTGCGATGTGATGCCAAGTGTTATATGAAAGAACTGCATTCGTGGTGTACATTTGGTTTGAACCAATATCAACTCCTAATTGATCACCATCTTTGATATACATAGATGCAAGTGTCAAGGAATTCCAAGAACTACCGAATGTAATAACCTGTCCAGATGTTCCAATCGAAGAGTTTATATTTACCCACGCAGACATGCTATAAATTGCATCACCAGTTGGCAGTCCCCTTGGAGAACTTTTTAGAATGTAATCCCCGGTGCCATCAAACGTGAACGCCCGGTCCGTTGATGAGTACGCCGCATCACCGGTGAGCGTCCCATGATTCCCATTCCCCGAATCCACCACCGTACTCCCCGAGACCACCGAATCCACCGTGGTATCGTAGTGGACCAAGAGGGATTCCGCCCGTGGTGTCTCCGCCCCGGCGGCGTGTCCGGAGACGCGCGGGAGCGTGAGGGCCTTGCCCAAGGTCAGGTGTCCGTCCTCGAGGGCCGATGGTGCGGGGGTGCCGAAGAATCGTAAATACGATTGATTGACCATTTCACTTGTAGCACTCGTGTAGTCCACATGATTTGTATCTCCACGATGACCCATAATATGAGTCACCACGAGACGATGATGTGTGTAGAAATGCCCATTTGAATTTGTTGAAACATAGGCGGCCTTTTCTGAACCCTTAGTACCGTATCCACCCGCGTCAGTGGAGCTTGAGTTATCATGGGGTGCTACGGCACCGTAACCTGCATATTCCCAATTTTTACCATCATTACTCCCCAAAATCACGAATTTACCTATACCACGACTCTTACCATAGCCACTCCGCGGAGTAGTTACTATACTCGTAACATTAATTGCATAGGGGCTATGCATTTCAATCCATTCACCAAAGACGGACGAACCATCTTTAAGTATTGATTTTCGAACACCTGTACCAGAAGTTACGGCGGGTGCGTACACCGCAAGTGCCTGGTACAGCCCCGGTGCAGTAGAGAGTAAGTCTCCAACCCACGCCGTTGTGTTATCGCCTATATCATTTACAAATACTCTCGTAAAATTCCAAGATGGAGAATTAAAGTAAGTCAGGTCTAACCCTAAACCCTGACTTGAATAGAAATTGAATGTGCCATGACCTTCAATATATGTGTGATAATCATAAAGTCTTATAGCTCTCGGTGGATACTCCTGCAACCCATCTGCCCCGGCCACCTCGAAACGTGACGTGGGGTCAGATACGCCTACGCCAAGGTTCCCTTTGTGCAAACTCAGCGAGTTTTGGCGATGGCCGAACCGGGGGGCGTCGTACTCGTAGAGTTCCCGGATTTGTTCAACCGAAAGTTTCTTTGAAAATACACGTACGTTTGCAATTTTTCCAGTGAATGGTTCGCTACCGGTATCATATCTTGCACCAATTCCGAAATTCGTACTCGTTGACTGTAAGTCGAGCCTTTGACCAGTAGCAACAGTTGAGAGTGTCTGTTCATTGCAGTCTACGTAAAATTTACGCGAGACCCCGTATCCACCGGCCGTAGCACCTGCATCGGTACCTCCATCGTAGGTGAACACCAAATGAACCCATTGATTTTGTGGGGCTTCGTAATTGAATAGAGCATCATATGTGAAGAAATAGTAATACATTTTATCTTTACCTGATTGTCGTATACCGATGGCTTGATATTGTGCTCCATTTCCAGCAAAAAATAATGTTCCATTAGCATCCGAAGCGTCGATATATGCCCACATAGATATTGAATGGACCCAGTTGTCCACGGTTGTTGTCATGGTACCAGTCACGTAATCCCCACTTCCATCGAACTCCCACGCGTTATATTCGGAGTCGAACCCATTGTTGCCGGTGATTGCACCGGTGACCCCATTCCCAGAGAGGTCAGTCACCGTCGTACCACTTCCCGAGTAGGACGACGTATTTCCGGCGTCCCAGTACACCTGCAAATGTTGCGTCGACGGCGTATTCAAGACCGGGGTCCATGTGTGATCGGTGGACGTGTCGCCTTCTTCGTAGCCGTAGAGTTCCCATTCGCCAAGTGTTACATATGGACTGAGTGCATCTGAATTGTGCACCGCCGTTACCTGCAAAACGTAGTATTTGAAATGGTCGGTTGCGTTCACAAAAACTCTGACACCTGTATATTGATCCCAATCAGTTCCGAGTTGATTTAACCGAACCAGGCGAGTATAATTTGAGTCGTCATTACTTCCATAAATGTACCCATCCTTTATCATCGTATTAAGTGGGGATCCATGCCATCTGTAAATCTGAGAGTATGACATTTTCATAGGCTTTATGAGTTCCAATTTAAGCCACGGGCCATTCACCGTAGTACCATTCCAAGTGAATGTGTTTGCTGACGTGGCGTCGTTATATGGTGAAGTTGTCGTGAAAGTATTCATTGGAGAAACCCATGCAGCCGATGTAATGTTTGCATAACCAACGAATGCGTTACTGGCAGGATAACCGACACTAAATTGCCCGGACGCAGACGCTGTGTACCCATTTTGACTGAGCACACCGTTACCCAAAAAAGGAACCTCCGGATACTTCACGAGTGGCCGATCGTGCGGCCCCGTTTGCGTGTACGCGA